CAGCTCAAGTACCCCGGCGGCATCCGCAAGATCACCCTCACCAACCGCGGCCGCATGGTCCTGGACGATACGCCGAACCCCAACATCAACCCCGCGATCCCCCGCGACCTGGCAGAGAAGACCTACGCATGGGACAAGTACCCCTTCGGCAAGGCCTGCAGCTACGAGGACACGACCAGCGTATGGGGCTTCTCGGCCGCCGAGCAGGTGGGCGACCTCCAGCAGAAGATCAACGAGGTCCTCTCCCGAATCGCCTCCTACATCAATCTCTGCTGCATGCCGCCCCTCATCCTCCCCAAGGATTGCGGTGTCACCGAGGCCAAGGTGAGCAACAAGGCCGGCCTGGTCCTGAAACCGGCAAGCTCCATGGCGAGCCAGGCCATCCGGTTCCTGCAGGTCCCGAGCCTACCCCCCGACTTCTTCCGCGTCGTCGATCTCTACCTCGGCTTCTTCGACCGGGTATTCGCCATCCAGGACGTGGACCGCGGGGAAACCCCCAGGAACGTCCAAGCAGCCAGCGCCATCATCACCCTCCAGGAGCGCAACGCCGTCCTCATGCGCCAGAAGATCCGCGCCATGGACTACATGGTCAGGGAGCGGGGCAGGTGGGCCATCAGCTACCACCAGAATTTCGGATGGAGGGAGGAAACCATCAAGATCGACGACGACGCCCGCCTTTTCCGTGGCACGGACTACGTCGGGCGCCGCTTCAACTACCTGGTTGAATCCGGTTCCACCATCACCAAGACCAGCCTCCAGGTCATGCAGGACGCCAAAGAGCTTTACAACATGGGCGTCATCGACCGCCAGGCCCTCCTCGAGAACGTGAACTTCCCCGGCTGGAAGGAGATCCTCGAGAGGACCGCCGAGGGCCAGCTCAACCAGGCCATCCAGCTCCTGGTGCAGGCCGGACTCCCCGAGGAGGACGCCATCTTCCTGCAGCAGTTCTTGTCTCAGCAGCAGGGCGGGCCCGGAAACAGGCCACAGAACCCGCCATCCAAAGGCCAGCCCAACACCCCCGCAGCGCCCCAGTCCCCACAGCCGGGCACCCCCAGGGCGCAGCAGGGACAGTTGCCACCCCTCATGTAGGAGTCACGAATGCCGTCCTACGACTACGCCTGCGACAGGTGCGGGCACATCGGAGAAGAGTTTTTCAAGCTAGCCGAAAAGCCAGACACCATCCCGTGTGGTTGCGGTGGGGTGAAGAAGAGCATCATTACGCTCGGGCATGGCGGTATCTGGAGAGTCGAGCCCGTCTGGCTCAACGGCAACGTCCGGGAAACCCTCCAGGACTCCGACGCGATCCGCGCCAAGCTCCAGAAACCCATCATCGACCGAGACGACTACAACCGCTTCATGAAGGCCAACCCGCACATACAGCCGGTTTAGGGGGATCATGAATACGATCTACTTCGGAGGAGACTCACCATGGCCATCATCGCCTACCTCTGCACCTGCAAAGACTGCAAGGTCCACCACGCCTACACCTACGATCCGGACGCCGTCGAAAAAGCTATCTGCCCCAAATGCGGAAAAACGCCGTGCGGCAATGTCCCCGAACCTGAAACCGCCTGCAAACGGGATTAGAACCGTGAAAGACCGGAAATGCGGAAACTGTGACCACTGGTGGGAGTCCTTCCCCACAGCCCCCTATGGCACCTGTCACTGCGACCGGGCTGAAAAGCGCATCTTGCGCGACCGCTGCGACACCTGCCCTCACCACAAGGAGATATCGTGGCACCAGTAAAAGCCAAGAAAACCCGCGTCAAGCAACAGTCCCCCGAGTTCCCCGTCCCGCAGACCCGCGACCAGGTCGTCCACGCCATCGCAGAGATCGGCATCCGGCAGAGGGACAGGGAACGGCTCGAAGTCGCCATGAACGACGAGCTGGCCGTCATCAAGCAACGCTACGAGGAAGCCGCAGCGCCCCACATCGAGGCCATCAAGCTGCTCTCCCAGGGCGTCCAGATCTGGTGCGAAGCTCACCGCAAGGAGCTGACGGACGACGGCAAGACGAAGACCGCAACCCTCGGCAGCGGCACCGTCGCGTGGCGCATGAACCCGCCCAAGGTCGTGCTCAAGGGAATCGAGAACATCCTCGCAGCCTTCAAGAAGCTCGGCCTGGACCGCTTCATCCGGACCAAGGAAGAGGTGAACAAGGAGGCCATCCTCGTTGAGCCCGAAGCCGTCAAAGCGGTCCCGGGGATCAAGATCGAGCAGAACGAGGAGTTCGTGATCACGCCTTTCGAGGCCGAGCTCCAGAAGGCCGTCTGACTTACACGTAGGACATCCAGTGTCCTACGTCCCGCGCGATGACGCGCGCAAAGCCAACCCGAGACAATCGCGCCGCAAGGCGTGACCTCACAGCAGAAGGAAAAGCACACCATGCAACCAGTACCCGAAATTATGCCCGCAGGCGCAATGATCCCCGAAGAGGAAGTGATCGACCAAGGACAAGATCAGGCTACCGATCAGGGCGCAAAAAGCCAGGAGCAGGCCCAGGCCGAACAGCTCATCCTCGGCAAGTTCAAGACCCACGAGGACCTCGAGCGAGGCTACAAGGAGCTCGAATCCATGGCCGGGAGACAATCCTCCGACGTGGGGGACCTCCGCAAGCAGAACGAGCTGCTCACCAAGCAGCTGGAACTTGTCCATCAGCAGTTTGGAGAGGACGGCAAAGGATCGCAGGGGAAGCAGGAAACCAAAGAGCCCTCCTTTGATGACCGCCTGGCCGAAATCTCCCAACAGGTCGAGGACGGCGACATCGACATCGCGCAAGCTCTCAAGCTAACCTCGGAGATTACCGCCCAAAAGGCGCTCCAGATGCAGCGGGAGTCCATCCAGCAGCAGGAGCACCAAAAGACCATCCAGACCTACCAGGACAAGTTTCTCCAGGAAAACCCCGACTTCTACAGCAGATCAGGCAGCAAAACCCCTGGCTGTACCCCGACGACATCGCAGCCTACCAGGCCGTCAAGATCCAGCACCTCCAGGAGCAGATCGAGGAGGCCACGAAGGCGGGCTATCAGCAAGGCAGAAGCGATGTCACCAAGCTCGCGGAAGGCTCTGAAGCAGCACGAAAGGTCCTCGCCAAACCCGGCGCGGACATCCGGAAAACAGGCAACAGCGGCAAGCCCCTCTCCGACTCGGAAATGCGGGCGAGCATGCTGGCAAGACTCGGACAGTAAGGGCAAACACTAAACCGTTTGCCCTTCTTCATTTCAGAAGGAAGCAAACACCATGGCTCTCGATCTTACAGAACTCCAGGCCGTCACCGACGACTACTGGGAAAAGCAAGTCAACGACATCTATTTTTCCGACAACATCCTGCTCTACTACCTCATGGCGGGCAAGATGATGGAGGAGAACTTCGTCACGGCCGGCGAGCTGGTGGACGGCGGGAAGGCGATCCGCGTGTTCCTCGAGTATGCCGGTTCCAACTCGAGCACCTACGGCGCCGACACCGAGATCGACGACACCAAGAAGACGATCTTGAACGCAGCCCGCTTCCGTTGGGGCGGCGCCGTCGCCTGGAACAGCATCGACCTCGATGACCAGGTCCAAAACAGCGGGAAGGCCGCCCTCGTGGACCTGGCCTTCTCCAAGCTCCGCAACATCCAGAAGACCATCCGCAAGGACCTCGGCGCCACCGTCTACACCGTGGCAGCCGACGGCAAGGACGTGCTCGGCCTCGGGGACCTCTTCGAGAACACCCCGACCACGCCTTACGGCTCCATCCAGGCTGCCGACATGCCTGACTGGGCGCCCAACGTGATCACCACCGCGGAAGCCATCTCCTTTGTGGTCATGCAGTCCATCCGCCGCGGCGCGTCCGTCGGGCAGAACAAAGAGGACAAGCCCAACCTCTACATCACGACCGAAGTCCTGAAGGACGGCTACGAGTCCACCCTCCAGGTGCAGGCGCGCTACCAGGATACCAAGCTCGCTTCCGCCGGCTTCGAGAACATCCTCTTCGGGGGTGTTCCCGTGGTTGCCGACGACAAGCAGGGTGCCGGGACCTGCGACGGCCTGAACCTGCGGTTCCTGAAGATCAAGAGCCACCGGGACTACGCTTTCACCAAGCCCGTCTGGACCGTGTTCAACCAGGCCAAGCCGGACAAGCTCGTCGCCAACACCCGTTGGATCGGCCAGCTGGTCTGCTCCAACCGCAAGGCGCACTGCCGCCACACCAACATGACCGTCCCCGTTTAATCGCGGGTGAGTCATCCGGGGGAGGGGAGCAATCCCCACCCCCTTCACCATGAAAAATAATGTGTGAGATAGGCGCTCTCGCATCTTTCAAGCCGATCTCACACATTGTCCGTCACCATCTCACCATGACATTATAAGGATTTCCGTCGTGCCGACCTCCAACGAGCTGATCGTCGAAGTGCGTGAATGCGTGCTCGGCGCGTCCTACTCGGACGCCACCATCCTCCGGTATCTCAACCGCGCCCAGGGGCGAATCGCCGGAATGGTCATCCTGCCGGACCTCGCAACGGACGGCGAAGTCACGACCGACCCCGACCTCCCGTATGTGGATCTTCCGGCGGACTACCACCGCGAGCTGCACGCCATCGAGAGCGGGAACGCCAAGAGCCCGGTGAAGATCCACAGGTCCTGGATCGACTACAAGCGCCGGTACCCGCTCGCAACCGGCAGGGGTGCCAGCGTCGACGCCGCCGCGATCCGCGGAACCAGGCTCTACTATCAGCCCATCGTCCCCGCTACGGACACCCTGACCCTCTTCTACCACCGCAGGCCCAGGCCCATGGTGAACCCCGAGTCGCCAGGCCCGGACGACCAGGTTCACCCCGACGGCATCCCTGAGCACCTGGCCGAGGACCTCCTCATCAACTACGCGGCCATGGAGCTTTGGAAGCTCATCGAGCAGGACGACGCCAATCAGCCCAACGTCCAGAAATACTCAGGCAGGTTCAACCAGGCACTCGCCGAGCTCATGCAGTTCGTCGAGCCGGACGGCGAGCCCGTCTACATCCAGGATGAATGGGGGTTTGCATGAGCGCACCCGAACGCTTCTGTATCGCCATGAACCTGGCCAACCGCGCCTTCACCCAGTTCGACAGGTTCGACTTCAACAGCTTTGCGCGCGTGGGCGAGAATCACCTGGCAGCCAACGAGGACGGGCTTTTCCTCCTCGGCGGGGACACCGACGACGGCGCTGAAATCGACGCCTACTTCACCCTCAAGAACACCGACTTCGGCGACCACCGGGTCAAGCGGTTTCTCAGGGCACACTTCGGCTACGAGACGAGCGGCATCCTCACCCTTTCCCTCTCCCCCGACGAAGGCCCGGCAGCACAGTACATCCTGCCCCCGCCCGCAGCCGCAGGCCTGCAGCACGGCCTCTGGAAGAACCTGGACGGAGCTCAGCGCGGCCGGTACTGGCAGGCCACC